GAAAACAATTGTAACTACACCAGTTACAACAACCAGTTACTCAGATGGAACTGAGACTGCAACAAATGGAACTCCTGTAATTACATATCAACTTTGGAATGATGTTGATATCTCACATTACTATGATGCATTATTTGGTAGAGTAGACCAACTACAAGTTCTTGATGGAATTAATGATGGTATTAATCAACTATTGGATCACGAACCATCACAAACCAAGCAAAGATTTAGAATATTTGAGAACAATCGTTTTGTACAATCATATGCTGATGGTGGATACAATGCAGATAGTAAAATCTTTGGTGGTGGATTTGAATTTGATTTAACAAAAGGATGGACTTTTGGTGCTCAGTATAATGATATTAATATCAAACTTACTGGTGTTGATAGTAGCACAACTCAGAAGAAACAGCACGTTGGTATCTTTAACTCATTCCACGGAAACTCATTCTCATTGAAGACAAATGGTGGAGTTGCAGATAGCAAGTATAATTATGTGAGAACTGTAGAAGGTGTCTTCAACAACTCTGGTGAAACCACAGGAAATGAATGGTGGGTATCCAACAGACTTTATATGCACGTAAATAAGTGGTTAACTCCATTCCTTGGATTTACAGTTCAGAATGTAAAGAGAGATGCATATGTTGAAAAGGGTGATATACAATCTGCAAGAACAGTTGCTGCATTTGACCAAACAACTTACGTAGGTGAGGTTGGTGCTAAAATTGAAAAGAGACTTGGTAAGTTTGGTGTAAGTGCTGAAGGTTCATATGGAACTGATGATTCTTATATTGCAAGTGCTTCAGTTGATTACAATGAGTTCTTGTTTGTTGAAGGTTCTCATGGTAGAAACGATGGAGTTACTAACAATTCCATTGCAGGCAAAATCAAGTTTAGATTCTGATTTACCTAAATACCAAAGAAATCATCACACAGTCTGATGGATAATCAAAAGAAAAAGGAAACGTGTATGAGTACTGTTATTAGAATTGCTATCCTGAGTTGGTCTGCTGCTCTTTTGACTGCTAGTTATGCGGGTGCTCTTTCTAAGATGGATCCAACCTTCATTGCTACTGTCTTTACTGCTTCCGCAGCAACTTTCGGTATTAACACAATGAAGAAAGGTGGCGATGATGACGAAAAGAAAGAAGAACCTCGCAGAGAAGTTGTAGTGGAACCAACTCCAGAACCACCAGCACCTGAAGTTGCTTCTGTAGAACCAACTCTTGAAGAAAGAGTTGAAGTATTAGAAGGTCAAGTACAACCTCGCACAGGTGGAGCATAATGGCAAAGTCCGCAAACAAAGGTAAAAAGGGTAGTGCAGGTTCTGCTAATAATAAAAAGCAGAACTCTGGTAATGCCAATGCCAAAAAAGCGAAGAATGGTGGCAAGAAAAAATGATTGAATTTGTGACTTTGACTATTGTTGGTCATATGTTGGTTGGACCTGATTTATGTCAAACTGATTTCATAGGTGACAATCAAATCTACACGTTCACATACCAATGCCAAGAGAATGGAACACTCCTAAACGAGAGTGTTGGAATGCTCCCATCCACAAAATACTACAAGCTATAGATAATCACACCCGTCTTCATATGGAGACGGGTGATTTTTGGCATGAAGAACAGGCCCAGATATTGAGGAAGTATGTTAAAGATTTGAAAGTCTGGATTCATAAACAAGAAGGATGGTGGGATGAATGAAAAAAATCCTTACAGCAATCGGTTTATCATTAAGTTTAATTTCTCCAGTAGCAGCGGAATCGATAATTAAAACACAACCAACTGTAAAACCCTATAGTTTATCAGCAATGGGTTGTATGATTTTATTGGAATGTACTGAAGGAGTAGAAAAACTTACAACAGATTCTACACTTTTAGCAGACCCAGATTTTGACCCATTCAGGGAAGAACTAAAAGCAATCATTGCAGGACTTGATAAACTTGGAGTTCCTGTTTATGTTGCACCAGAAAGATATTTCACACCAAGAACAGTAGGTTTATATAAACCAGAGTACAATAGGTTCTTTGTGAATGAACAACTACTCAAAGATCCTAGAGAGTTTCTTGGAACAATGAGACACGAAGGATGGCATACAGTTCAAGATTGTATGGGTGGTGGATTAAAAACTTCCTTTATGGCTCAAGTTCATCAGGATAGTGAGATTCCTGCTTGGATAATGAAGACGACTAAATTGACTTATGAATCTATGGGTCAATCTCGTGCAGTTCCTTGGGAAGCAGATGCTAATTGGGCAGAAGAACAATCTAATGTCACTGCTGAAAAGTTAGAAATGTGTGCCAAAGGTCCACTATGGGAACAAATGAGACCAACTCCAATGACTATGGACTGGTTAATTGGATGTGGATGGATGAAACCACAGGAAGGTAAGTATCCTTACTATCCAAATAAAAAAGCGGAGATGTGTGTAGAAGGTAAGTTCTAATGAGTGACTTTCCTTGGGGTGTGGTTATAATATTAGGTTGTGGTCTTATCTTTACTGCATATGTGATTTACTACATATTAAGAATGGCATACTTGGAGATGCAAGATGAAGAACCTAGCAATCATTCTATCAACGACAAGTCTTCTCATTAGTGGAGCACTTTGCTATGGTGCTTATGTGACTTATAAAAAAGCAGAAGCAATTCTGAATAATCCAGAAGAGTTTGTTGGTAAAGTCGTAGAGAATCAAGTGAACAAGGCATTTGATAAACTACCTCTTCCTAAACTAAATACTGGGAGTATTAAGTTTCCTTTCTAATGGCAGACAAAGACCCATACATTTATAGAATCAAGTCAGTCCTTAAAGTTGTAGATGGTGACACTATTGACGCTGCTATTGATCTTGGTTTTGATATCTCCCTTACTAAGCGAATTCGTCTTGCTGGTGTTGATACCCCAGAGAGCAGAACAACTGATGCAAATGAAAAGAAACTTGGTCTTGAAGTTAAAGAATGGCTCAAGAAAAAGTTAGAAGGTCAAGAAGATATTATCGTTAAAACAGAACTCCCCGATTCCACAGAAAAGTATGGTAGAATTCTGGGACATTTGTTTATTGGGGATAATGAAGTATCTGCAGTGAATAAAAAGAAATCTATTAATCAACAAATGATTGATGAAGGATATGCTTGGGAATATGATGGTGGAACTAAGAAAAAAGATTTTGCTTTATTAGAATCTAGGAGACAAAAATGATTTACTTTAATATTGTTAGATTGTTTATTATTATTTGGGCAGCATTTATGATTTCTGCTGTGGAATCTGTTGCGATTCGCACAGAGGGACAAGTAGAACTTGAAAGCACAAGTAGAGATGCATATGCAAAAGTACTTGTGCTTGCTGTAGGTTCTTTTCTTGGTGATGCTGCTTTTAAATTAAAAAATAAATCAAAAGGATAATCTTGCTGAGAGTTTCTTAGCAATCTTTTTGGGGGGAGCAAATAAACCTTTGAATCTCTCTCTTCCTTCTTTTGTAAACTTATCTGACATCACATCGTCAATAATAACTTTATTTTCAACTTCATATAGAGAGTTAGTGTCAATCTGGTCACGAATATATTGCTCCACATTATCTGTTTGAGCAACTAATCTTGTTCCATCAGATGAGTATTCAAAGATATCAATATGACCTTCTTCTGCCATTACATAGTGTAAGACGGGTTTGACTTGCTTGAGTTTAATTTTGAACTTATTCTTTGCTGCTTCTCTAATTAAAGGTTCAGCAGCATTTTTCAAAGAATTTAGTGCAATTCCAGAAACCATTGTCGTAGCAGTTGTAACTACTGCGACAGCACCAGCCGTAGCAACAAGAGAAGGGTCAGGTAAATTAATATCGACTCCATAAACTGAGAATGTTGGTTGAGGTTTATCTGCAGGAACCTCCGCAACTGGAGTAGGTACAGGTGCTGGAGGTTGTTGAGTTACTTGTTGAATGGTAGGAGGAGTTTCAGTTACTGGTGGTTTTGTATCTGGTAACCCCCTTGTTTTTTCTTGTTGCTCCGCTGCTTGTTTTTCACGTTCTGCTTTTACTGCAGCATCAAACTCTGCTTGAGTTGGGACATTAATAACTGGATATTTGATCGTAGTGTTTGGAACATCAACAACTGGAACTTCAAGACCACGAACAACAGGTGTCTCTACAGAACGAACATTTGGTCTATCTATAGTTGAGATTATAGATGGGCCAGATATTCGGTTGATATTTGCACTTGGTATGCTAATCGGATTATTTCCGATTATCTGCCTTAAGTTTGTATTATCAATAGGTTGTATTGGTTCCATTGACCACATCCTCAACTCTTGGGTATTTCACGACAATATCTTCACAAACTTTATAGTAAGGACTATCGGGATGGAACATTATTCCTGCCTTATATGCTTCGCCGCATTTCAATAATCTTACAAGTTCAAAATCTAAACGTGCTTTGTCTGCTTCTGCTTGCTGTCTAGAAATTTCAACTCTAGCTCTTGATTTGCAGAGTTCTTGTAAAGAACCATCTAAGGGAATATTAAATCCCATAGATAATCCAGCATTTCCAGAATATGATGGAAATTGTTCTGGGTCTTGACTAGCATTACCATTGCCAATAATGAATGGTGACAGGGAAAATGTTGGTCCCTGACAGGAGACACCAGCACCAAAAGTGTTCATAGCATAAGGACCTTGAAGTACTTGAACTGCTTGGTTTGTTACATTACCAGTAGCAGATGCTGAAGGTCCTGCGATGTTTGTATTTGATGGAGCTTGTTGAGCAAATGCTGCCCCGCTTGAGATTATTGCGTAAAGACAGAGATTGATGTAGTGGTTGATTCTGTTTCTGTAGTTCGGTCTATCCATGTTTCTTTAGCCACTCCAGGTCCGAGATAGGTTTCGCTGAACTGGAATGGAGCACCAGGAATTGTAATACTATAGTTTGAATCCTTACTAGGATTGCCAGGAATGTTGATGTTAGTTCCAGTTACAGTATAAGATTCACCAGTTGTATATTCAACTTGGCGGATTGCTTCTACAATTTTTGTTGTAGATTCTGTGGTTGCATTGATTGTACCTCTAGTAAAATTAGGTACAACACTCTCAGCATAAACGGGAGTACAAATGACTCCCGTTGCTAAAAGCAAAGCGGGAGTTAAATGTCTCATTTGAATACGCTTAATTCGATACTACGTTGTGCAGTTGCTGAAGTTCCAGCTCCACCGGCAGTAACAGTAGGAACACCAGTTGGAGAAAGAGTTCCGGCGAGAGAACCTTTATCACCACCAACTTGGGTTACACTATCTCCATAGAGATTTGGTGTTCCAATAACACCATTAGTAACTGTTTGATTGAGAACAGGAGTATCTGCATCAATAATAGTTTCGGAGAAACTAAATGCTTGACCTGGAGTATTAATGTCATAGGTTCCAGCACCACCAACACCACCAAAGGATGTTGCTTGGATATTGGTTCCTGATGCTGAATAGGAAGCACCAATTCGGGTTGATTGAACAGCGGCACCATCAACTTTCAATTGAACGGAATCAGTGATTTTTGATGTAATTTCAGCAGCATTAACTGGGATTGCGAAGAATAACGAAAAGGCTAATAGAAGTCTTTTCATTTTCTTATTGTGAATAAACACTAAAAGTATTTAGCAAAAGGGCTTGACACTAGTAACAGACTGTAGTATGATAAATAGGTAAACAAATGTTACGAACCTTAACAGACCAGTAACATTGTTCACTCCCATTAACCGAGACCTATGGGGAGTATAAATCACGTCTCTCATATCCACACTGGAGGGTGGTGTGGAGCATAACGATACCAGTTCGTCCCCCGAACTCTTATCTAACACTCTTAACAAAATGACTGCTACAATTTCACGTCAACAATCACAATCGAATATTTGGGAACAGTTCTGCAACTGGGTAACTTCAACCGATAACCGTCTCTATGTGGGGTGGTTTGGTGTTCTGATGATTCCTTGCCTACTTGCTGCAACTACTTGCTTCATCATCGCATTCATCGGTGCTCCCCCAGTGGACATTGATGGCATCCGCGAACCAGTTGCTGGTTCTCTGATGTACGGAAACAACATCATCTCTGGTGCTGTTATTCCTTCGTCCAACGCGATTGGACTGCACTTTTATCCCATCTGGGAAGCCGCTTCTCTTGATGAGTGGCTTTACAATGGTGGTCCTTTCCAACTGGTAGTATTCCACTTCCTGATTGGTATCTATGCTTACATGGGTCGTGAATGGGAACTTTCCTACCGCTTGGGTATGCGTCCTTGGATCTGCGTTGCTTACTCTGCACCTGTTGCTGCTGCAAGCGCAGTGTTCCTGGTCTATCCTTTCGGTCAAGGTTCTTTCTCTGATGCGATGCCTCTGGGTATCTCTGGTACTTTCAACTACATGCTTGTCTTCCAGGCAGAGCACAACATCCTGATGCACCCCTTCCACATGTTGGGAGTTGCTGGTGTCTTCGGTGGTTCTCTGTTCAGTGCAATGCACGGTTCTCTGGTTACTTCTTCGCTGGTTCGTGAAACCACCGAGAACGAGTCACAGAACTATGGTTACAAGTTCGGTCAAGAAGAAGAGACCTATAACATCGTTGCTGCTCACGGTTATTTCGGACGCCTTATTTTCCAATACGCTTCCTTTAATAACTCACGTTCGCTGCACTTCTTCCTCGCTGCATGGCCTGTTGTAGGCATCTGGTTCACCGCTCTTGGTGTTTCCACGATGGCTTTTAATCTCAACGGTCTGAATTTTAACCAGAGCATTCTGGATAGTCAGGGTCGTGTGCTTAATACTTGGGCAGATGTCCTTAACCGTGCTGGACTGGGAATGGAAGTTATGCATGAACGTAACGCCCACAATTTTCCGTTGGACCTGGCTGCTGCCGAAGCAACTCCTGTTGCTCTGACTGCTCCTTCTATCGGTTGATAAAAACTCAATAGTTTTTAAGACCTCCTTCGGGAGGTCTTTTTTTATGGGTACTTGACTAAATACTTAAAGTTATGCTATAATAACTTTAAGAACTTAATTAAAGGACTATGAAAACCTGCAAAATTTGCAACGAACTAAAACCACTTACAGAATTTTACCAGACAGTAAGGAATGGAACTCCTTATGGGCATCACGGTAAATGTAAAAAATGTTATGTAAAAAAACAACAAGAAAACTATGACCCTGTGAAAAAGAGAGATGAAAACTTGAAAAGAGTTTATGGTATTGGTATTGAAG